AGATTCTGTCCGAAGAGAACTGGGGGAGCGGAGGGATCGTATTTGTTTCTATCCGGGCATATTGGGGCCTGCCACAGCTCCTCAGCTGTATCCATCTCTTCTTTAGTTACCGAGGTACAAGCGCGGCCGCGCCCCTGGCACGTTTTTTCACCCGTTTCTGAACCGAGCCACGCGCAGTCTGTCCACTCAAGTGTTGGTAAAGTTTGCGAAGCCACGGCGGTACCTATCATACTCATAAGACTACCACCACCGGGTAACGGTACACAACAATTGCCCGTAGCGGTATACGTAAAGTCCGCACCGGATGCGGCTTTAGGCGGAGGCGTGGGGTCCACGCCTTCCGCAGCTGGTTCCCCGTTCCATTCGCAACATCGCAAACCGGTCTGATCCCAGAGTCCAGCCGATATACATTGGTCCTGGGTACCAGAAAAGTTCGCGCATTCTGAACCGTCGAGTTGGGCCGCGCAGAGCGGATTTGTTTCAGTACCTGGTACACGAGCACAATCATCATCATTCCCTTCAACAACTTTACACCCACAAGTATTCTTTAATAAATAAAATACTAAAACTCCAACAAAAAAGCAAATTAATAAACATAGCTTTTGATTCATTTTATAATATATATTAGATTTTTTTTTTAGGGAATTAATTTCTTTTATTATTGACTATAATTTTTCTTTTTGTTGAGTTGTTCCATAGTGAATTTTGTGATGTAGTAGGGTCATATGTTAAATCACCTGTGATATTGGTACATTTTTCATCTAATGGTTTATTAGATCCAAACATAACATTATCATCTTGTTTATCTGATATTTTATAAGTAACATTTTTACAGTTATTAATATCATCTAATTTAAAATTCCATCCGTATCTAGTTGAATTATCTTTAACTTCATTAGTTGTCATATTTCCTTGAAGATTTACTGGTTGAAAAGGATATTTATAATCTAAAAAATAACTCATTATATTATATATTATATATAATATTTTATAATTATAATATATATGTTATCAAATGATAGTAAAAAAATAGTTGAATTTATTTCAGACGATAAGAAAATAAATGATAAGGGATTTAAAGAACTTAAAGAATTATTTAATCACTTAAAGAGTGTTAATAATATTCATGATAAAATTGTATTACCCATAAAAAACTTACCTAAATTACAATCACCTTTTGTATCACAAGAAATACTATTTAAAGTACACCAACTTAAAAATAATCATTATACAATATTATCTGTAAATGATTCAAAAATTCATGTAAATGTTTATTATGATAAATTAAATATTAATAAATTTGTTGAAATAATATTATCTGTAATATCATATGTTGCACATTTGATTAAAAAGGTTGTGAATGAATATTATATAAATTATTATATAGTTAATGATAAGAAATTATTAGATCATCAAATTGTAGGAGGTTTGAAACACGGTCATGTCAATAGTGGATCATGTGGTTCTAATACAGTAAATATATGGAGAAAAGAAGAAGTTATAAAAGTAACTATACATGAATTATTTCATTTATTTAATTGTGACAGTAGAAATGATGATCCACAATCAATCATAAAATTATATCAAGAAAGATATAATATTAATTCAACTGTAATAAATACATTCGAAGCATATACTGAAATATGGGCTAATATTATAAATTGCTATATATTATGTGGAAATAATTATAAAAATTTTGTTAAATATTTATCTATAGAAAAAGAATGGTGTAGATATCAGAGTTATAAAATTTTTTATATTAATAAAAATATACAAGATATTAATAAATATACAAATGTATTAGCATATTTTATAATAAGGTGTGAAATATATAATAATTTTAAAGAATTTATAAAATTATTTGGTAAAAAAATATGTTGTAATAGAACAATTTACTTTAAATTTCTTAGAAATAATAAAGTATGTAAAAAAAATGATAAGTTAATAGAAAAATATAGTAAAAAAAAAGTTGTTTATAAAAGTTTAAGGATGAGTGCCATGGAATATAATATTTAATAGTATGGAATATAATATTTAATAATAGATTATATAATTAATAGGATGGAATATAATATTTAATAGTATGGAATATAATTAATCAAGCGAATACACCTTCTTTATTAGGGTAGTGGGGCTTAAGATATTTCTGAAGATTGAAGAATGTAAGTTCATCGTTTTTACCTAATTTAAGAAGTGTTTTAAGGGTTTTATCAGCAAGGATGATGCGCTTATCTTCTGGGTTTTGGAGATTATGTTCCTTACAGTAAGCGTTAACACTCTTAGTAACCTGGGTACGAGCAATGAGTTCGCCATCAGGTAGACCAAGGAATTTCCGAAGTTCCGGAGAAACGTTTAGGGGTTTTTGGAAGCCGCTCGGAGGAGCATTAGGATCCTTAACACGTTTGACCTTAGTTTTCATTTTCTTATCTACAACTTTCTTATCACGAGCAACTTTTCTCTCAAGTGCAGTAAGACCTACCATAGCAGTTTTTACTAATGTCATAGCATCTTTAAGTTGAGTTTGAAGAGCTTTAAATTCATCATCATAATTAAGTAATTGAGGTACTTGAACATTATTACCTTCAACTACTACAGGAGTATCGACTATGGGAGTCTCAACTACTGGAGCAGATACTGGAGAAGTAATTACAGTAGATTTAACTTTCTTAGGTCCGCTAGATTTCTTAGAAACTTTAGGTTTGGAGGATTGGTTCTTGGTTGAGGGCATTTTATATCTTATAATTAGTTTTTATTTTATCTATTCAACCGCGCTCTCGTTATAATATATCTATAAAATTAGTTTTAAGTATCTTTAATTTACTTATTTATATTTACTTATCTATATATTTAATATCCATGGATGTGTATCACATACAATTGGATTAATTTTAGCTAAACCTATTAAAAAATACATAAAACCTGTCTTTTTATCGCCATCAGATATAGCATTATTAAATTTACTTATATCGTCTATAATAAGATTCCTTAATATATCTCTATTATTAATATCTCTTATTTCAAAAGGTGATTTATTAAATATTACGCCATTCGGTGGACATATTAACATTTTTATTTCAAGAGATAATTGTGATCTATAATTCCATATATCTTCCATTAAATAATATAATTTCTTTAAAGATATTGTATGTAATGATGTAAACCATTCATTATTAAAACTAAAACCTAACCTTTCTATAATTGCAAATATATCTATCATTTTATGTTTTAATATTGTTTTCTTATCTTTTTCTACTTTTTTCATTTCATCTTTAAAATCTATTCTTATATTGTTATTTTTTAGATATTCTATTAATTTGTTTGCTTTAAATATTGTACTAAATCCGAAAGGTTTCATTGTATATGGATTGCCTTGCTCCATATCTATTAATTTTTTTAATGATCTAATATCAAAAAACCATATAATTCCTGTATTATCTTTATATGAAAAGAAATATTTATCATCTATTTCATCATAAGTTTCATATGTGAAAAAATCTTCATTATTATTACATAATTTTTTATTAATAAATCCTTCACCTCTAATTAATTCATTTAATTTATCATATTTTTTCTTAAAATTTAGTTGAATATATTTAATTGATTTTATATGATCATTAAAATGTTTTAATTTATTAAATTTTTCTAATAATATTGAATATAATACTTCTTTTTTTAAAGTTTTTTTGTGTTCTGGGTATGAAGATAAATTATTAATTGTATTTCGTATATCATCTTTAAGATAATCAGATGATTTATATGTGAAATTATTAAATATGATTAAATCCTTTTTAACTAAATGATTTCTTTTATGTTTATTACAAAATTCACCATAACTCTTTTTTTTACAACAGTTTATATTATTTTCTGAATAATCGCACATATTCTTTATATTATATTTTATTAAAAAATATTTAAATATTAATATGATTATCATAATTACTTATCTTACTTATATTAAATGTCTTACTTAAAGATAAATTAAGATATATAATTGTAATTGATTATAAAAATTTGAGATTGATATAATATAAAACAATATAGCAAGTAATAATAAGTAATAATAAGAATAATAAGAACAATACAAACAACTAATACAAGCAATAAATTTGAGATATATATTCACTTATATTTATATAAATAATATGCCTGGAAAAGTACAAAAAGCTTCTGAAGTTAAGGTTGATGCCATTACATTCTCTGAACCTAAGAAACTACCTAATGGTGGTAATATGGTCTATGTAAATGGTTTTGATTCTCTATATGTGCAAACACCTAAGGTCAATGTTCTATGGGATACTAAATTCTATGCAGCAGCAGATAAACCTGAAAATGGTAAATATTCTATTCAATTCTCTATGACTGATATTGAAAATAACGCTTCTATGAAAGATTTCAATGATATGCTAACATCTATGGATGTTCGTATTATTAAGTATGCTTTTGAAAATCGTAAGGAATGGTTTGGTGCTAAATTTTCTAAAACATCCGAAGAAACTATTGAAAGTCTATATACTCCTATGGTTAAGATTTCTACTGATGAGGAAACTGGAGAACCCAATGGTAAATTCCCTCCTAGGTTTGGATTTAAAATTAATAAATATGATAATGTTCATCAATGTAAGGTTTATGATAGTGATCGTAAACTATTTAATATCGATAATCCAGAAGAAGATGATTATAAATCTCTAGCAGATGATGTATTGGTCAAAGGTGCTAGTATGAATGTAGTCCTAAAATGCAACGGTATTTGGGTAATTAATGGTAAGTTCGGTTGTACTTGGAAAGCAGAACAGGTTAAGGTTAAGGTTCCTGAAAAAGCTATTAGCGGATATGCTTTCCGTGACGACGATGAAGATGATATGGATGTAGTAGCAGATAAGGTAGAACCTGAACTAGATTCTGATTCTGACTCTGATTCCGATTCTGATGTAGATGATGAACCAGTAGTTGAACAAAAAACAGTTAAGAAACGCGGTGTTAAGAAAGAATAGATAGATAGATAATACTTTAATAATACTTTAATAATATTTTAATAATCTTTTAATAACCTTTTAATAATAATCTTTTAATAATATTTTTTTTATTCTATATTTATATGGAGTTATGTGATAAATATTTAGTTGATTCTATTAATATTTATCCACCTTTAAATGATACTTTACAATATACTAAATTCTTTAAGAAAAGTAGAATTTTACCAAATCATTATTCTAAAAAATTTAATAAAAAATCATCTGAATTAGATGATAAATATCATAAATTATTAACTAAAAAGAAAGAATTGTCTTTCTGTGAAAAGATTTTAAAACATGATCTTGATTATGATAAAAAATTAAGTAGTTTTTATAATAGTGAATATTTACCAAATATAAATGATGATGTTATATTTATGTATTATGAAATATGTATGGATAATTTGCCTCCATTATATACTAAAAGTGATTATGTAATGATGATTAATAGATTAAAATCTATTACTGGTATAACAAATGATATTATTGAATTTTTAAAAAAAGGTATTAAAAAGAAAATATTTTTAAATCGATTAATTATAGATAATTTTTTAGATAAATCAAGAACTATATTAGATGATAAAATTAATCCTAAAAATGTACCAAGTGAACTAAAATCTAAATTTATTAAAGCAATTAATATATATTTAGTAAAAAATATTAAAAAGTTAAATGATTTTATATTAAATACATATTTACCATATTCAATTGAAAAAATAGGATTATGTGCTTATGCTGGTGGTAAAAAATATTATGATACATTATGTAAATATGAAACTCTACCTAATTTAACACCAGAAATTATTCATCAATTAGGTATATCTGAATTAAAGAAAACTCTAACACTTAAGAATAAACTTGCTAAGAAAATTGGTTGCTCTGATATAGATGATTATATTCATACACATAATAAATTTTATACTAAAGCATCTGATATTTTATCTGACTTAGAAGCACAAAAGAAAACATTATATAAAAAAATGGATAAATATTTTTTCCATGATATACCTGTATTATATGATATAGAACCTATATCTGATACAAATATGAACCATACTGCTTATTATATAGGACCTAATAAAGGTAATAAAGGAAAAGGTACGTTTTATATTAATATATTACATCCTGAAAAAATAAGTATATATGAATTATTAGTTTTAAGCATACATGAAGGTATCCCAGGTCATCATTATGATGCATATATTACATATAAATCTGATAAACCTGATTATATAAAAAATACATTATATTCTGGATATGCTGAAGGATGGGCTTTATACTGTGAATCATTATTTGAATATACTAATCCTAAAGAATATTATTATGCATTACAGTATAGAGTTGAAAGGTCGATGCGTTTAATAATTGATACAGGAATACATTATTATGGATGGGATTATGATAAATGTTTTACTTATATGAAAAAATATTTCAAATATGAATCAGATAGTTTTATTAAAGATCAAATACTTAGATATTCATCTATTCCTAGTCAAGCATTAACTTATATAATAGGCGAACAAGTTATTTTATATCTTAAAAAAGAATATATGAAAAAGAATAANNNTNTTAAATCATTTCATAAAATTATTCTGGATATTGGACCGTGTCCTTTAGAATTATTAATTGAGAAATTCNANGAAAATATTATGTAAATATTAAACAAAACAATCTACCAAGAGACGTTAATATTATTTATCATAATTTCTTTAGAATTTTTTAAAATAATATCATCTGTTTCAGAATTATCATTATTAATAATATCTGCTAATTCTTGTTCAACATTATCTGTATAACCAACAACATAACAATTATGTTTATCCTTGAATAAATCTCCTTTTTCTACCCATTCTTTATGTAAAATCAATATACAATCTTGATGAATTGCCTCTAAGAAAGTATATTGAGTACCACCACCATCACCTTTAATTACTGATAAATCAACTACATATTTACAATTATTTAATATATCTTTATCCCCTACTGATATTGGTAATGTTTTAGCGAATCTACCTCGCCAATACTTAAGAAATTCTTCTTTTAAATTCATTTTATCTTTTAAAGTAAATTCAACATATAATCTATTTTCTTTACCATAAATTTGTATTTTATTACAGTCATCTTTAATTAATGGATTAGATCTTAAAATAACATGGGTTTTTTTATCGAAATCTATTCTACTTATAGATATACATTTATC